CCCTATTTACAAATAATAATAACTATACCTCTTTTCTATTACTAGGAACTAATAATTCAGAAGTAAATGTGTCATTGGTTAATTCAAATTCATTTTATATAGATAAATCGATTACTGGTGTATTATATGGTTATGATCAGCAAAATAATAATTTTATTGATTATTTAAATCAAAGTAATAATAATAGTCTTACAATAAATAATTATATAATAGAAAATAATAATAATAATTGGTTAATTACTATAGGACAAATTCCTTCTTATTTCATTATTGATAATACTAGTTCATATACAGTATCATATACAGATATTATTGTTGATAGAAATGATAGTAAGCAAATATATCAACAATTCATAATAGATCTTATAGAAAATTCAGACGGAACAGTATCATTCTTATCTACAATTTATATTAATCAATTGTGTCCAATTACAATTACACGATATAATTATGATTTAACCAAGATATATAATAATCCTTATATTATCAAGTACAATGGACATCTTGCTAATCAGCAATATAATATAACATTTCAGTCCAATAATAATAATCTATTTCAATATAGTATATCGCCAATTCCAATAAATTTGAATATAATTGATAATATGAATGGTGATTATATAAATCAACAACAATTATTTTATATAACTGATTCTATTGGTAATAATCATCAAATAAATTTTATAAATAATACATATCTAACCAATTCAATAACATTCAGTTCTACTGATAATATCAATATTAGTAATGTAAATTTATTAAAATTAACAAGTTATTATATTAATAATATCACAAAAATCAATAATAAATCACTCACTATAAATACTTCTAATTACAAAACTTTATTAGTACAATCAAATATTCTATATACTTATACCATATCACCAATACCTTCTATTTTTGGTAATATATTGGATCTAAATCAACACTATTACATTACAGATACTAATATTTTATCACAACAGATAAACTTTACAAGTATTATAGGTAATAGTATTTATTTTACCTCTCCATTTCGAATAAATTTAACTCCAACATTAATACTATCTAGTTATACATTACAATTTAATAAAATATTAAAACCCGAAGAGTATATTAAATTACAATTAAATTATACTAATAATCAAGAATACACTACAAATAATAATCTTTATATAATACCGTGTAATAATATGGACTTATCAATATGTTCTCAATATATGTATTATTTAACACTGCCAACTAGTACTCTAACAAGTATTATAAAAGTATTGTTCTACCCTAATCTATTAAATAATAATTTACAAAATATAATACCATATTTAACTATAACGGCATTAAATATTAAATGTAATGTTATTAGCATAGATATTAATAATAGAATAGTCTTTTCATCTCCTGTACAATTAGATCAGACTATGCAATATAGTATTATTATATATTTATTAAATAATATAACTCCATCTCAATATGTACCATTCTATTATTATAATATACCAATATCATTTTATCAAAATAGTGTTAATTCATTTAATATATTACAACAATATAGTTTAAATAATCTATATATATATGTTAATGAAAATACTATTAATAATTATAATAAATTATCAGTTTGTTCAAACTATAGTTTTTATATAATTAGCCAACCTAAATATAAAATAATTAATACTCAAAAGAAACAACAGATAAATAATAATATTAAAAATATTCAACAAACAATTAACAATACAATAGAAACTCCTGTTTTAGAAAATCCTAATAAAATATTTGAATATATAAGATTGTATATAGATGATCAATTAATTGAAGAATTAAATGAATTTACATTTAATACAGATTATAATTTATATTCTTCTACCGCAAAACAAAAACAATTAGATAAGTTAATTAATTTTAAAACATCCGGAAGCATAAATGACACAATCACAAATACAACCACTTTAATTTCATCTGTACCAGTTAAATTACCTTTACCAATTACACTCTACACACCAATTTCAAATATTAATATAAATAATACAGATACAACAATGATAGTAAATGTATATCCATATGCAGTACAAAATACAACAACTGCACAAATACCAATGCCCACAACAAATAAAATAATACAAATTAATAAAATAATACCTAGAAATAGACCTGAAAGTTGGGAATTAAATATTCCATTAAATTATTGGTTTAATTATGATGCAGGACAAAGCATACCTCTAATTGCAATGCCAAATAGTAAAATCTATATTCGATATAAATTAAGAGATATCTCTAGTATTATTAGTAATGATTTATCTAATAATAATTATAAATTTAATATTAATCCATCTATTAAAATATCATTATTATCAGATACCATATTATTAGATACAGAAGAAAGAAAGTTATTTGGTACTTTTAGCCACGAATATATGATAAGTGTCTATAAAACATATACATCTAAAATGGTTAATCAAATAAAAAGTACTATACCATATAATTTGAGTGGTTTAATTAAGGATATTATATTAATAACAAAACCAATAAATACAAGCGGTACAGCATATAATCAGATTATAAACAACTATGATATGAGATATCAAAGATATATAGATGCTTCTAATTATTATTCATTATTTATAAAAAATGGATACTATACAGATAATAATCAGTATAATTTTGTTAATGATTTTAATATATTGGAAAATATAGATTATGAGATTATTAATTATCCTAACAAGCGCTATAATCAATATATTACATTATTCTCAATGTATGATCCGCGATTTTTAATGTATTTTACGGATAATTATTGTTCGCAATTACCAATTAATTTGCAACAACAAACATTATTTTATTATTTAAAATACATGTATAATAATAGTCAGACTATTAATAAGATATCTCCAATTGATAGTATGACATTTTATGTAAATGGTGTTGAATTATTTGCAGCTAGAGATTCTACATATTTTACAAATGTAGTACCATATGATAAATTTAAAACAACATTACCAGAAGGTAATTATGCATACTCATTCGCATTATACCCTCTTGAAAAACAACCATCTGGGCATTTGAATTTTACTCATTATGATAGTGTGATATTTAAAATTGTATCAAATAGTAATATTATAAATGAGACTTATACAATAACTCCAGTTGTAAAAGAATACAACATATTAAGAATAATAAGTGGTATTGGATCGTTGGCTTGGTTATGAATTAAATAATAAGCCACCTATACCCTTATCAACTCTAAAGATACTGTAAAATATACTATAACCACGTAATAAAGCAGGGTTTTGATAACTAATTATTTTATTCATTGTTAGTTGAAGATATGCATCATCTATTCTACTAAAATTAATAGTACCTGATGGAACAGTGCTAAATGGATCTAAACAGAATGAATAAATATAGATACCATTATTTGTACTTGATAGTTTATATTGATATTTTGGTAAGTAGGTATAATATTCAGGAGTATATAATTGTAATGTTTCTACCGAATTTATAATTACTTTATGACTTGTTATTAAGTCCTCATCATCTTGTGTATAAGGGTATGATGTATAATTAAAATAATCATTAATATTATTATTAGATTGAAGAACACATCTCCAAACTATTAATTTGCTTGGATTGAATAATGATAACTTATATTTTACATTGAGTGAATTTACAATTTGAATAGGTAAATTTTGAACAACTGGTACAATATAATCATGGCTATTTTTCATAAAAAATATTCTTTCCATATTATCTAAAAATATATAATTTGATAATAAATAAGCCGAGCTGATTGACGGTGTTGTATATTTAAAATAATCTTCATCACTATAAATATAGGTTGATGACATTATATTAACAGTATATTTTGTATCTCTACCAGTAATAGTATAATTTGTATCATTATTTACACTGGGAATTAAGAATGTCCCCTTAATAGCAGTATAATATAAGTTTTTACTAATTACATCATAATAAATAAATCTACCTAATGCAATATTACCATTTACATTTTGTTTAATTATTTCATTATAATTAAACAATGAATAATTTTCTAAAATATTAATATAATGATCAGGATTCTGATTATAACATTTTGATATGTCATTAAATTCAATGTGAATTTTAATATCATTATTATATAATGCTAATAATGGCAATGCCAAACCATAATCTAAGCAAAACCAAAAAGATAACGGTATATATAATATGCAACTACTTTTATTATTATCATATCTAGTTAAAGATTCAATATTACCAATCATTTTATCATATCCAGTACTATTACCTTTTTTATTAGTTAATTCTTGCCATATATTTAACCAGTCTGCATAATGTCTATCAACTGTTATCCCTCCTATTTCAAATTCAATAAAATTAATCAACGATATACCAATTTTATTAACCCAAGACATTTTTTTAATATTTTGTAATAAGGGATTAGAAGGAGTTGGTGGTATGATATCAGGTAATTCGACATATAAATAAGTTTGTCCTAATAAATCAGCATTCTTACTTACATTTACAGTACATCTTCGTCCAAAATCAGGAGTTGTTTTAAAATATTGTGGTGTAGGTTCAATAGAATAATTTGTATATCTCTTATACGCAATCTTAAAAAATGTTATTTCAGGTTGTGCCGATAGATATAAATTTTCTTTTCCTACAGAAGCTAATAATAATAGTCCTAGTCCCATTATTATTAGTTTAGATTTTAGCTTTATAATAAATAATTATTTTTAATTTATTTAATTTTTTCCATCAAGTTTTTTCTCAAGTCTATCTAATAATTCAAAGAGGTTCTTGAAGAAAGTGTTATTTTTATTGAAAGTTTTTGAAACAAGTTTATCACGAACAGTTGTAAGTTCCTCTAATGCTTTACGATCTAATTGGTAAGGAACGTTCTGATTACCATTGGCCTGATCTTCGACTAAATTATCAGTGAAAACTTTAACATAGGCAATTGCTTTATGAACACGACCCTCATAATCTTTCAAGTTAGAAAGATAATTTGAGACATCATTATCAATTGCACTTACATCCATTGAATAACGATTGCGTAAGTTATCCATTAAACCAGTCCATAATTTTTTAGTGTAGTCAGCAGAAGGAACAAAAGCAGTACCATCGTCTAATTTGTTAAGATAAGCTTGAACTTGACCATTAGGTACAACATTATCATCACCACCACTTTGAAGAGCAAATGCAAAAGGGGAAGGTAATAATACACGAATGCCTAATGCAGTTGCTACATTAGTCATATTGTTATTAGTCATATTTTGTGCCTTTAAGAATGCAGCTTTGTATTCAGATAAGCTGAGAGGGTTTTGAGTCATTAAAGCTTTTAATCCAAATTTGCCAACTTTAGATTTATTAACTTGGTTGGCAAAAGGATTGGCAACACCATTACCGGTGTAATTAGGGTTTAAGATAGCAGGGAAAGCATCAGTTGTTGCTTTAACAGCATCAAAGAAAGCAACAAGGTTGGTATTGCTGCGGATTTTCTTCATTAATTCAGCTTCAGATTTATCAGGGTAGTTGTTGGGATTTAACCATTGGCTAGTGGATTTTAAGCATCTAACACCATTCTTGACATAATTAGGCCAATCAAATTTCTTGACAACCCAATTAACGTGTAAGGGATCTACATATTTCAAGTTCTTTACAAGATTTAAGAAACCAGCTTTATTTAAGGTGCTCATAAAGTTATTGCAATCATCAATGCTATCTTTTTGGCATTTGGCGAAGAAATTGTTGCATTCAGCAGGAGTATTTAAACCCAAATTGGTACAAGTCTCGCCTTGTATTCTACGAGAGTTAGAAACTTGAGCATTTAAATCATAATCCTCATTTGCTCTGCCATCTTTGTATTTCTTTACTAACTTACCATTAACATTTACAAATTCAAAATCTAAACCAGTGGCTAAAGTAGCGGCAGGTCCAGAGTTAAATAAAGAATCAAAGTTTAATGATTCTTTCTTAATAAGAGTCTCCGAATCTTCTTTAAGAGTGTTGTATCTCCATTTCACAGTGTTAATAGGGAAACCAACAGCTCTTGTAACAGCATCGTAGTATAGAGTACGAGGTAATGATGCACCTGGGGTGGTAGATGTACCAAAAACGTTGTCAAAAACAGTATTGTTAGTAACAGTATTACCTTTATCATCAAGTAAAAATTGATATATAAGTTTTGCTACTTTGGCCTCATTGGTGTTAACATTCTGTAATTCAGATAAAGCATTCCTTAATCTGGCATCCACTTTAGGAATAACATCAGCATTAAATCTACTAGAACGATTTTTTAACTCGAACAAGCATTGTATTAAAGAATCTACATAAATATTATATACATTTCCTTTTCTAGGATAGACATCGTTAAATTCCATAGTTAAACCAGATGGAATTTGCTTACGGAATAAATCATTAATAGTAATATCAGAAGTATCGTTATTACGTTTCTTGTTAGCAACTGCATCATTAGCTATGACATGAATAAAATACTTCATACGCCAATCTTTAACTTGAGTTTTTCCATCTGTAGCAGTTGCAATGCCATCTACAAATTCAGCAGGATCATTTATATTAACACTATTAAAAGTTAAGCTCATTTATATATATTACTTTAGAAAAATTTTTAAATATTTTTATTAAATTATTTTTATTTTCTTTCCAAATATAATGTGTCCAACATGGGTAATGTTTTTAGTATTTTGTATAATACTATATACTTTAAAATTTTCAAATACTAAAATATGCGATATTCCATTGGGCATAATATTAGCTATTATTGCTGTATCTTATTATGTTTTTATGAATAATAATAAAGAAAATTTTACAAGTGATAGAAAAATAAAAGTATATAATTTCAATACAACTTGGTGTGGATGGTCTAAAAAATTTCAACCAGAATGGAATAAGTTTTCGGAAAAAATAAAAACTTTAGATAATAAAGATGAGTATGATGTTAAGGATATTAAATGTGATGATATTGAGAATGATGCACAATTAAAAGCTTTGACAAAAAAATATAAAGTTCAAGGTTATCCTCACATTGTTATAGAGAATACAGATGGCAATATGATGCCTTATAAAGGTGAAAGAATAGCAGAAGAATTATATAATACTGTTAAAGATTTATAAATTCTTTTATAAATTTTTACTGTTAAAGATTTATAAATTTTTTTTAGAAATTTTTTTAGAAATATTTAATAATTTATCATAAAATTCTAATTGTGTCATTTTATTCTTGTCAATACCATCATATCCTTTGTATAATCCATACCAAAACCCACCAATACAACCAGTTGTATCATTATCACCAACATGTATTGCAACATTAATCATAAAATTTTCCCACGAATATTTGCCATCAATATAACTATTTAATAAACAATCATATGCATAAATACAACAATCTAATCCAGTAATCCCCATATTATTCCAAATAATATCATATTTATTGATTAATGATTCTTTGTTTTTAACATATTCTTGTACCTTATCGCTAGGATTAAAACTCATTAAAAAATTAATATGTTTATTATTGGGAATATAGTTTTTATCTTTTTCTTGTAATTTAAATTCTTGTAATTTAAATTCATTATATCTTTTCCAATAATTTATATAATTATCTAATAATTTTATATCGTGTTCTTTTGGAAAATATTTATGTAATGTTTTATTATCATGTAATTTTAATAATTTATTTATCCATAATTTAGGATCTATATTATTCAATGCATATGCACTAAATAATGCCGATACAACACCACCCATATAACCAATATAATAATTATGGGTTAATACTGATGCTTTTATCGCCTCCTCAATTATTTTTTCTTCATTATTGTACCATTTAATACCTATAGGCCCAGTTCTCATCGCAGCTCCATTTCCCCCCATATTTTTACTACACGGAATACTCTCGTTATTTTTTAATAACATTAACGAGTCTAATGTGGTTGTACCACTATATCTTTTTTCTTCTAGTAATAATTTTGATACTTTTAAATATTCTAATTTATATGAAGTATTATTTATTATAGCTTCAGCAGTTGCCATTAATAATATTGTATCATCAGATGCATTCCATTTTCTAATATTAATCGAGTTAAATCCACCTAATGAAAAAAAATCTAAAATCATATCTAACCAAACCTTATTAACAATATTAATATTATCCAATCTATGACCATAATTAAATTCCCAGATACCATTTCTAAAACCAACTGTTTCTAAATATGAAGCCAACATAAATCCTGCCTCAATTTTTTCAGACTTATTATTCATTATAATAGACGCATATTTTAATAATTATAAAAATAATAATTATTATAATATAAAATGTCAAAGATAGAATTAGATTTTAATACATTAAAATATAATTTATATGAAATATTAAATGTTAAATCTGACTCAGATGAATCTAAAATTAGAAAAAGTTTTATAAAATTAATTAAAACTTTTCACCCTGATAAAAACTCTAAATTAGAAGAAGACATATACTATCATATCATATTATCAAATCAAATATTATTAAATAAAGAGTCTCGACTAAAATATGATAAATTTTTAGAAGCAAAGATTGACCATTTTAATGAATTAAAAACAGGATTTAGTAAAGTGGAAAAAAATAATAAAATTCTAGATAGTGAAACAATTAAAGAATTTAATAATAAAGTTGAATTATTAAATAAAACACATATACAAAATTGTGTTATTAATGATGATAAAACATCAATATTGGATAAATATAATAATTTATTATCAACTAGAAATAATATTAATATAATTAAAGAAGATATCAAGACTTCTAAAGATTTTAATAGTAAATTTAATGAATATAAACAAAATGGGAAATTTAAAGATCAAATAGTAGAATATGATAATCATAATGATTTGGCAACTTATACAGGTGATTCGTACGTCACATTAAATCATATTGAAAAACTATATTTAGATGATACAATTACTACTACTAATTTTTCCAGTTTAGATCGAGCATTCTCATTAATACCAATTATTAACGAGGAAAACAATAAAAGTATAAAGAAAAAACTAGTTGATTATGAACAAAGTACAAAAGAATTTTCTAATCCAAAATTTCATATAAATAAAAAATAATTATAAATTTATATTTATTTCAACTTTAATAATATCATCAACAAAATCTGTTTGTGTTTCTTTATTATTATTTTTAATTGTATTATGTTTAATATGTATTTTTGCAGTCTCAATACCATTAATGAATAGTTTTTCTTTTTTCTCTTTATCTAAAATAAAATTACCAATAGTATAATTTGTATCATCTATTGATAAGATATTATAATCATCGTGTTTTAATTGTGAATTTACCATAATATTAATAGTCGCATAAAATACAGAGATAATAGAATCTATATTTATATTTTTTGATTTTGCAATAATACCTAATGTAGTATTTTTATTGCAATTATTAATAGGAAGATTAGAAGCTACTGCACCATCTATATAATATTTATCATTATATTTAATAGGAGAGAAAATAACAGGAATGCAACAGGATATTCGTATCGCATCAATAACTTGCATTTCAGGTGTATTAATATAATCAAAATACTCTAATTTCATATCTGTAATATTTGTCCCTGTAATAATTAATTTTTTATTAGTATGTTTATATAATTCTAAGAATGTTATATTAATATTATTAATTTTTGTTTTAATAAAATGTTCCATTGTTAATATTATCTTATCATTAGTACAAAATCCATAATTTTTAAAAATATTATCGCAATCAATATTTGGTTCTAGAATTGTAAAATCAAAATTTAATATGAAATCAAGCATCTCATCTATAGTATATCCTAAGACTAGTAATGTTGATATTATTGCACCAACAGATGAACCGATATAGGTTTTTATCTTATCTAATACAAGATACTCAACATTTAATAAATGATATATCGCACCAAAAAACGATATACCTTTTAATCCACCACCGCTAATACATAATGTATCAATATCCATTATTAAATCATAAAATTAAAATCTTTAAATATAATATATTTATAATATAATTATGGTAAAGGCTGAAGATTTAAGAAAAGATCAGAATGAGAGGAATGATAAAAAGAAGAAAACTTTTAAAAAAATATATAAAAAGATTGAACAAAAGATATCTGTAGCAAATAGTATAAATGATTATTATATATTATATGAAGTTCCTGAATTCATATTGGGTATTCCACTATATTCATTAAATGAAGCCGTTGTATATATTAAACATAAATTAAAAAAAAATGGTTTTAAAGTTGAATATTATCATCCTAATAAATTATTAATTGAATGGTTTCCACAAAAAAAATAAAATTATTTTGTAATATTATTAACCAAGTTGAAAAATAATATAATTGAGAATCCTATTAATATTAATATTATTGTATCTCTATTATCATTAACAAGATCTTCCAAATTAAATAATATTTTAGATTTCATTAAAATTTTAACTCTCTTATAGCATCTTTTACATTTTTTTATATGAACGATAATATCATCACAATCTATATTTGTACAAACCCGTTCTTCTTTAGTTCGTTTAATAATATTTGCTTCTTCGTTTGCAAAATTTTCGACATTTTTTTCTAATAAGTAAGGATTCATGTATTCTTTAAATTGCTTACTTATATGATCATTATTACTCCACGCATCTTTTAATGAACAATAATTCATTTTATATTTATAAATGCTAGATAATAATTTCTAAATATTAATTTAAAAATAATTATATAAAATCTTGATTTTATTTAATTATTTAATAATGCGTTGAATTAAAGAAAAGAATATTTATATTTATATAATGTCTGACTCAGAAACATCTGTAAAACGTGATGATAAGCTATTGGAGTTTAAAAAGCCACAAAGCACTGATACAGACTTATATTTTAATATGATTGGTAATACAAATAAAGTTATTGACAAAGATGAACCAAATAGTGCAACCTCTGAATTAGATGATATTAAAGAAGTGGATTCTGATAAAAGTTCTGATAGTTCTAGAAGTAGTCCAAAGTCATCATCCAGAAAGAATTCTCCACGTAGAGACTCTCCAAGAACACATAGTGCGCATTATTCTCCCTCTCGATCGAGTATCCCCCAATTCCCAAAAGTTGAAGAAAAACCTCCAGTTGTTATGTCAGCTCAAGAATCTAGAATGAAAAAAATAGAATTATTAAGAAGATTAAGTGAAATAAAAACCAAGGGATATAAATTATCAAAAGAGTATGATTTCAATTCATCTATTGAGGAGATGCAATATGAATATGATCTATTAAAAAGTTTTGCAGAGAAAAGAAATGGTATTAAACTTTATAAAAATATTTTATTAAATGTCACTTCAGCTGTTGAATTTGTAAATGAAAAATATGATCCATTTGATTTTCATTTATCAGGTTGGTCAGAACATTTATCATATGATATTGATTCATATGATGATGTTTTAGAAGATTTATATGAAAAATATAAAGGCACTGGTAAGAAAATGCCACCTGAGATTAAATTATTATTATTAATTATAGCATCTGCATCTGCCTTCCATTTTACAAAATCACAATCAAACACAAGTAAAGTAAATATGGGTGGAGCCAATATCCTTGGTAATTTAATGAATAATAAAAAAGATTCATCGCAATTTATGACTGAACAAGAATTAAATATAGAAAAATTAAGAAATGAGTTAAAGAATACAGCAGCTAATCAAAAAGCACCACCTCAACAACCTCAACAGCAACAACAGCGCGCACCTCAACAGCAACAACAGCGCGCACCTCAACCACAACCGCAACAAAATATACCTTTACCTGCAAATATGAAACCACATTTACCATCGCCTAAAACAAATGTACAGATTAAAGCTCCAGAAAATGTAAAAGATATATTAAGCAGAATTCATAATTTACAAGCATCTAAAATAAATAATACAGATACACAGGATGAGTCTGCGAACAATGATAGAATAATATCAGATAGCACTTATTCTGAATCTAAGAAAAAAACAAAAAAAGCTAATATTTCAATATTCTAATAATTCCATATAAAGTTATATTTTACTAACTTAAAGATAAACTATCATTAAGTTAGTAATGACTGAGTATATTAAGAAGAAAAGGGGCAGGAAACCAAAAAATAAAATAAATGAGAATGTGATATTAATAGATAATACAAATGATGTAAAAAGTGAAGATGAAAATATTATATTACATTTACCAATTACAATAAATGATATTAATAATGTCCCAAATATTAAATCATTTTTTATAAAACCTACAACTGATTCTAATGATAAGATAAAAAAATCTACTACCGAATCTCCTCAAGAAGAATATACAATACAAGATACAAAAAAGAACTATATTAATATTAATAAAATATTAATACATAATATTAATATTATTTCTACAACAAAATGTTGGTGGTGTCATTATAGTTTTACAACGCCATCAATCCAACTACCTGATGAATATCATAATAATACATTTTTTTGTGTTGGAAATTTTTGTTCTTTTAACTGTGCAAAAAGTTATAATTTGAATATAAATGATAGTTTAATATGGAAAAGGTGTTCATTGTTAAATTTATTATATTTTCAAACTTATAATAAATATGTTGATATTATCCCTGCTGCATCGTGGTTAATTTTAACTGATTATGGAGGTAATTTATCAATAGAAGAATTTAGAAATAATTTTATTTTTAATACAAAAGAATATTTAGTGCTACATCCTCCATTGATATCAAGACAAATGCAAATTGAAGAATCATACAAGATTAATAAAAATACGAATGTTCCTATTGGTAAATTAAACAAGATCTATTCGGAAATTGATTCTGAACTTCAATTAAAACGAGCCAAACCAATATCATCTAACCTTATGAATCTTGAAACTACAATGGGTTTGACAAGAACTAAAAAATAATTTAATGCGAACATGTATTTGTATTATCATTTGATTTAAAATAATGTTCAAATGGTTCGCACGATACTTTGACTTGTTTAGAATGAACTTTGCAATAATATTTTGTAATATTATCCACAGTATTTGTAAGACTTGCTTTTTTCCCACAATGACATTTTTGTTCGCTTCTATCAGTTAGATCTATATTATTCCAATCTACTATTGACCATGTACAGACTTCTTTCCCATCAATCATAAAATTATCTTTCTTTAACAAACAATAAGCCAAATGTACTACACCAACATCAAAAGATAATACAAGATCTTTTGAATCTTTTAAATTATTAGTCATAAAATAGACACCTTGAAGAAATGCATCTGCCAAATCATCTTTTTTTTTATTACTATTAAATTGTTTAGTCCATTCTGGTAAATGTTTGATCATTTCAGTGCAATATTTTATTCCAAGACTTTTAGTCAGTTTATATGATTTTGTTTCATCAGATGCTTTTACTTTAATAAGTTCCTTAGTATCTCCCTCATCGGCCAACTTGAGTTTATTAGAAGGAGACATAAATTTAACTTGGATAATATTTGATTTGGTTGTGTTTTTATCAACAACACCGCGAATTAAATAATAATCATAGATAGTATTTGCGATAGATTTCATTCGTGGATTTTTAAAAGATGGTTGATTCTCAATAACAACAGCTGATGCAGTTAAAAGATTTTTTCTTGATTCTAGCTCTTCAATTAGTTTTAATTTTACA